GACACCTTTATTTAACACGGTAATTACCGTACCTACGGCAAAGTCTACGCTCGCATCCGTAGGGATCTTAAACGCTACCGCCGTGCCTTTATTCATAGGTATAAGTGTTTGGTATTGATCGGCCAAGACCGCCGTGTAATCGTTTGTTTTGTCTGCGGCAACGTCAAAAGCGGTGAGAGAGTTCATGTCCCCGGCCGTCAAAACCTCACCGGTTACAAATGGAAAGCTAGTAGCCATGTTTTTCTCCTTAGTAAGCCAGTACGGAGGTATCGAGCACTCCATATAGTGATGAGTCTAATATAAAGCCGTCGATAATAGGCTCTAGTGTTGTAAATGTCGTTTTCCATGAGTTAGGCGTAACGCGGTGTACTACGCCAAAGACTTGTAAAGTCTGTTGCAGGGTCGAGCCACCGGGTTGATTAGTCGTAACCTCTACCGGGTCAAAAAAATCTAAACTAAGAGCGGCCAAGATGCCATCGTTATAATCGTCCATATATAAATCAAGCTCTACCGCATCGCATCGAGTCTGCGTATCTTTACGGCTTGCTACGTAGGCACGTGCGTAATCGAGCGCGGCTTGGTCTGTGTCCATCACAAGGTCAGTTTGGTTATATGAGTGCACAAAGTACTCATCGATAGAGTCTTGATCCTGCGCGAGCTGAGCCGTACCGCCGATCTTGGTGATAGAGGCAGAGTTATAAACCTGAGTATCATCTAAACGCCATACGGCGTTAAAGTAATTTATATCCGTGCCATTGTCATTAAATTTAGTTACCGGAAAAGCCTGCGACTCTATACAAAAGGCTCGATCGTTTAACTCTACGGATCCTCGGGCGTTAATATAGATAGCGCCATATTCCGAGATGGTTGCCGTTTGTAGTGCAGCTAAAGCGGTGCGAGGGTTGCCCGGGTCTGCCTGAAAGATGGTCGAGCCGTATTGGATTTCGCGCATTGATGGAGGCCAAGCGATCTCGTCGAGGATAGCGTTTACACGCTCGCCGGGTAGGTCACCGGCCGAGGCTAAAGTAATAGTAGAGACTTGGCTATTTTGGAAAAGTCTAAAAGCATCGACCGCAGTTATAGTTGTATAAACTACATCGGTAGCCATCTTAGGCGTAGTAGTTGTATAGCTAGTAATAAAGCCGCTAAACATCGGATACTCGATACCGGCATAAGTGCCCGTAATCTGTACCTTACGCATCGGAGTAAGTAAGCCGTAATAAGGCCCGGCGGCATTTTGAGGATTAAAGTCGCCATTTTGATCGACGATACGCAGCGTTAGCGTACCTGTTTGGAATACATCGGCCTGCGCGTTACGGCCTCGCATAGTAGTTACGCCGTCCACTTGATTAGATACGTCCACGATTAAAGCCGCTGAGTCTGCTAATACGTTTGTACCTAAAATACCGCTATCTAGGATCATCGCTTGTGCAAAAGCCGGACCCGTAGAAAAGTTAATAACCGCGTTAATTGTAGGGACGGTCATAGAGCACCGGCAACGGTTAGAGGATCTCCACCTCGATTAAGTTTTTGGATCGTATCTTGTAGCAAGGTAGCAAACTCGTCCGGTTGAGCTATAACCCCTGTATTAAAATTAAGGTTATAAGTCGCCGCCGCTTGAGCTGCGTAACGTGCTCCACTTGCCGCGGCAGACATTGATAAACCTGAGGCTATACCCTGTGTGAAAGATCCTTGAGCTATTGCATCGGTAAGGGATACCTTTGCTAAAGATGCGGCGTATTCCGCCTCTGCTCTAGCTTGGTAATTAGCACCTCGCACGGCACTAGATATATCTGCACCATCGGTTAAAGCCTTAAAAAATTGATCTGTGACCATTTCGGAGGCAAAATTTACATCCTCTACTAATTTAGCAATTACCGGATTATTAACGGTAAAATCTTTAGTGTTTTTTGGAATTGTATAAACGGCTGCCGAGCTGCCGCCGCCGCCTCCGCCTCCGCCGCCCGTGCCTGTTGATCCCACCGTGCCGAGTAGTCTTATGTAATCTTGTAAAGCCTTAAGCCGCGCATCGTCCGCCTTTTTTTGTGCATCACTTATTCGGCTAATCATGCTTAGCTCCTCAGACTCGCGGAGCTTTGTAAGAGTCGTTGCCGCGTTAGAGGTTTTACTTAAAGATGCAAGGCGAGCGATCTCGGTTAGTTGGATCTGTACGCGCTCGCTATAACTTTCTTTAGCCGCTAACTCGCCGGCTGCCGTTAAAGCTGCATTATATTTACCAAAAGCAATCTGCCGAGCGGCCTCTTTATCGGCTTCGGCCATCTTGCTATCGTTAATACCCTTTAACTCGGTTAGTAATTGAGTGTTAAGAGCTGAAAGAGTTGCCTCGCTAACCTGAGTAATACCGGCTAGTTTTGCCATGTCCGCATTTTTTTGCAAGGCCGCTAACTCGTTAATTTTCTTGAGTGCGAGGTCGCCGTTATCCTCCTCGATAGCCTGTAAAGCCTCAAGGCGTAAGATCGTTTCCTTGTCGTAGGTAGCCCGTAGAGCTGCAGCGATAGAGATGCGGTTAGTGTCAAACACCGCCGCAGCCTTTGATAACGAAAGTTTATTTTTCTCTGCTAGAGCGCTTTTCTTTTGTAGGGCTAATAACTCTTTTTGGCGTTTAGCTGCCGCCGCCTCTGCCGCGGCTCTAGCCTTAGCGGCTTTAACCCCTGAGTCGGTCGAGCCCGAAATAGTCATAGGGGTTGTAAAAGGCTTAGGCTTTAGTCTATCTTCCTTGCCTAGATTTTTTATAAACTTGAGATAGGAAATATTATAAACGTACTCCCAATCTTTAGAGTCAAAACCCGGGATAGATTTTAATTTTGCAGCTAGGACTCCAATACCTCTAATAACATCGGCGGTATTTTCGGCGGCCGTTTCCATGTTTTTAGCTAAAGTTGCTATGGAGTCATCGTCTCCTAGTTTAGATAGAGCATCTACTAAACCCGTACCTATAATTTCTTGAGCGTTTCCTGCCGCCTCTTTAAGTACGCGCATCTTGCCGGCGTAAGTCTCAAGCTCTGCGGTACCTGCCCCGGCAAAAGTCTTAGTTAATAATGTAACTGCATCATTAAAATCTAAAGTAGATAATTCGCTCTGACTAAGGCCTAAATTATATTTTCTAAGTCCTTTAGTGTTGCCCACGTAGAGCGCTGCAAGATCCTGATTTACGGTAAGTAAATCTTGGCCCGACCCGGCGGCTACATCTAGAGATAGGTTTAATAGATCCTGCGCTTTAGTAGTAGATCCGGTTGCGGTGATTAACTTTTGGAAAGCCTCGCGTAATACCTCGCCCTCGTAGCCAAACTTGGCCGATATATCGCCGAGTTTCTTTTCAATAATATCGGTATCGAAAGCTAAACCTAGATTTTTTAATACCATCTCGAGGCGCTTGGCTGACTTTTCATTTTCTGCAAAAGCTTTAACGGCATTTTTACCGTAGGAAAGCATGGCCGCAGCACTAAAAGTAACGGCAAAAGTCTTAGCAAGGGTCTTAACCTTTTTGCCTAATTTGTCTGAGGCCGTCTCGGCTTGCTTAAACCCTTTACCGTCTAGCTTCGAGCCAATATTAATTACAGGTAATACCATTATGCGGCCCTACTTAATTTACCTTTAGATATGATCGCGTTAAAAGCTTTAGTAGTTTTATCGATAGCCGTACGAGCTGCGCCCTCGGCTTTTCCTTGATCTTGAGCCCAAGCCTTAAAGATTAAACGCCCTCGGCCTTTAAGGCTGCTCGTTAGCTCGGGTAGATTTTCGATAAATGTAGCACCGGCTTTAGGATTTACGGATCGGCTTACTTTCTTACTAGCGCCTCCGGCTTTAGGTCCTACCCACGGCTGAGGACCATTACGGCCGGCGGTTTCATAGATAGCACCGGCGGCAGATTTATTAGTGATAGTTGCCATCGAGCTAAAGCCGTAAGGATTTATTTTACTTGGAGAGGTTGAGTAAACGATCCCGGACTTAATTGTACTAGCGCTATAAAATGGAAATCTAGCCTCGCTGAAAGATCGAGGTGCCCAGCCGGACATAGGTGCCTCAGCAGGTACAAAGCCTCGAGCCTTAGCTACTACGGGTTTCATAGCAGCGGCTAAATCTTTTTTTAGTTGCTTTTCGAGATCCGGAGCAAAAGCGCGTAGAGCTTTACGTAGATCAACGTTTCCGCGTATTTCTATGGTTGGCATTTTTAGCCTCCTCCGCTTGCTCGTTTAATACTTTAACTAACATCTTAAACATCTCAGGATCGAGATCTAGTATCGCTTGAGGCGCGACCCCTAACCGTATTGATAGCTGAGCTACCAAGTGAGTTAGAGTGCCGCGCCCTAGCTTAAAGGCTCGTCGTCTAGTACCTCGACCTTTTTAAGAGTATCTAAAAACTCGGCTCCAAACATCGGTACGGTTTCGCCGGATGTACGTAAGCATTCCCACGCTAACCAATATACGTCGCTCTGTTTCTCGTCATCTCTAAAAGCTTTGTGAAAGCCTTTTTTTGCATATAACTCAAAGGCGTACTCAATTCGCGGCGAGATTTGATGCTCGCTTACCTCACCGGTAGCTTTTGTTATTTTGAGTCGTGCCATTTGTTTAGCCCCTTTTCTTTGTTATCAGCTAGTAGTAATTACGATTGGTGAGTTACAAGTAAATGTAATGCTCTGTGTACCGATATCTCCGACCGCGCCGTTAATATCTGTAGTGTTATTTACTAGGATAGTCGTAGCGTACTGAGGGTTAGTAGCTGAGGTAACCGCGCTAGTTTGCTTTAGCGTGATTGGTACCGTTGTACCCCACGCCGCTTGCAGCGTAGCGTTTACGTTAGCCGCTGCGGTATCGCTCAAAAAGTCTAAAGATATCGTAGACGTTTCTAGGCCCTTCGTAAACTTACGTGATGAGTCGCCCATCGCAGTAACCTCGAGTTCTTCAAAAACCCGGTTAATTGTGGCGCTCGTAACATGGTCTGAGAGTGCAACCGAGTTAAGGGTTACGACTACTCCATTTGATAGAAATACGGCCATCGCCTATTCCTCGCTTTTCTCTGTAGTAGGTGTGTGTGTTTTT